CACCTGTCGATCCTATTTCGCCCCCATATGGTGGAGGCGGTGGGTACTGCCCCCACGTCCAGTCTACCTTTTAGTTTGCTTCATCGAACAATTCTATTTAGGGTTTTGCTGCGTCTAATCCGTCAACATAATCCATCATTGTAGCAAGTTTACCATCGTCTAGTGCACCGAAAGGTTGCAATTTACCTGATGCGATATCTGCTTCAAGTTGTTGGGCGACTCCTACAAGTTCTGGCGGCATATTAGTATAATCTGCCATACCGACCATTCCTGTATTCATACCACCCCAAGTGCTAGTTGTCATCCATGTTTGATCAATCACTGCTTGAATACGCTCAATGTAATATGGACCCCAGATATCAAGGATCGCTGTTAACTGAGTATCTGGCGCAAACTGAATCATATCTGATGCTTGACCAAAACCTTTTACACCTGCCGCTGCAGCAGTAGCAAGAGGAGAAGGACTATCGGTATGCTGTGTAATAATATCAGCACCACCTGCAATCAATACTTTTGCGGCATCTGCTTCTTTGCCAGGATCGTACCAAGTGTTGACCCATACTACGTCAATGTCAAAGTCTGGATTGACAGTTGTTGCACCAAGATAAAAAGCATTGATACCACGAATCACTTCTGGAATCGGGAATGACGCAATATATCCTGCCTTACCTGTATCAGACATGTGACCAGCAATTACACCTTGTACATAACGACCCTCATAGAAACGTGAGGAATACACTGATACATTTGGTGCAGTTTTATATCCAGTTGCATGCTCAAAAATCACATCAGGATTTTCTTTTGCGACTCGTAAAGTTTGTTCCATATAACCGAACGATGTCGTAAAGATCATGTCCGCACCTTCGGCGATCATACCACGCATTACACGTTCGGCATCTGGACCTTCTGGAACTGATTCTACATAGATTGTTTCTACAGCATCACCAAAATGCGTTTCAACTGCTTGGCGACCGATATCGTGCATGTATGTCCAACCATGATCACCGACTGGACCGACGTAAACAAACCCAACCTTTAGTGGGTCTGAATGGGCAACTGATGCCCAAGAAATTACTGCCAGAGCGGCAGCGACTAAGAATCTCATTCTAATTTTCTCCTTTATGTGATTAGAACTATTATATATTATATCATAAAACCGCCAAAAAGTAAAGCACTTTTTAAAATCATTTTTGATATAAATAGGTGTAGACTTTTAGATAAGAGGAATGATCGTATGCGTTGCGCATTAATAATGTTATTTGGACTGTATATCGCATTGTCTGCGAATCTAGTATTTGCACAAACTGTCGTTGAAACAACAACAAAGAGTAATTCGGATATCACTACGAGTGGAAAAACTATAGTCATTTCCCCACCACCTTCTGCTATTACGCCATCTGTAAATTCGTCATCATCTGACTTATGTACGGTTGGAGTTGCTGGAGCAGTCCAAACGCAAATCCTTGGTATCTCTTCTGGTGAAACTTATCGTGATGAAAACTGTGAGAGATTGAAAATTTCTAAGACTTTGTATGATATGGGAATGAAAGTTGCGGCAGTATCAGTATTATGCCAAGACAGACGTACCTTTGACGCAATGGAAATGGCAGGAACACCTTGCCCATTCCTCGGTGAAATAGGTGATAAAGCAACTGAAGGTTGGAAAAACAATCCTGGTCGGATTCCAGAATCAGAAGTCGTGGAGACAAAAAGTGATATTCAAAAGAAGCAGGGAGTTGTTGCTGGCGCCACTATTGGCAGTGCTTTGCTTATGCTCCTCCTACTCTAACGCACAAACAACCTCATCAACATCTGGTACGACTACTGATATCCTTATATTAGGGGATGGTTGGACAGGAAATTTATCTCAGTGTACTTATGGAGTCGACTGTTGGGCAGGAAATACTGACGACGGTGATGTTCATAGTGGTGCTGGCGCTGGCGGTACAGAAGGCACTTTCTATTTTAGTGGCGTTCAACAAACTATCAAAAATACAATCGCACTCAATATAGCACTACAAGCATCAGGCATACAAGTTGATGGATACAATTACAAATGGGTGTATAAAAATGGTAACGCTCATTTGTATAATCAGCAAGGTGATCCAGATGATTTAGAGATTGTTGTTAATGTATACGATGACAGTGGTAATCTATTCAAAAGTTATACCTATGACTATAGTGGCACCTTCACTGGATGGGTAGAGGATACAGGCACAGAAACATTCAATACGCAATATCTCGATCCATCTATGTTTGGTAATGTAGAAGTAATGGTTACAGGTAAAGACATTGCTGGATGGAGTGGTTATTATGGACCTGAGTTTAGATGGGAAGAATCTGAAATCACAGTCAACTATTCCGCAAACCTTTGTTACAATAATCAACTATATGATCCCGCATGTCCGGACTATGCAAATGCTTTATTCAACCAACAATGTGAAATAAGTGCTTTATATGATCCTTCATGTACGGGATACGATGCGGCATATCTTATACAACAATGTTCTGCAAATCCTTTATACTCCCCAGCATGTAGTGGGTATCAGCAAGCATACTTAGACCAACAATGTAAACTTGACACTCTTTATGATCAGTCATGTGCAGGTTATGATGAAGCATATCTTGCAGACAGATGTTATTACGATCCTCTTTATGACGTGCAATGTACAGGATATCAACAGGCATACTTTGATCAACAGTGTGAGATGGATAGTCAGTATGATCAACTATGTCCAACGTATCTTGACCCAGAACTTGTAGATTTGGGTGACTTTGATCCAGTAGAAGAAGCAACATCAACAGTTAGCGTTGCAGAACTTGACTTTAGTCAACCAACTGTAGAAGCACCAGTTGTCGCAGAACAACAGGTTGTAGTACCATATACAGGAGAGAGTGGTACAGGGTTTCAAGAAGTTGATGACAATATCGATTCGGAACAACAGTCTATGGAAGATGATATAGAAACAGAGATTGCTAAACTAGAAGAACAGGCAGAAAAAGAAGAAATCGATGAAGAAGAAAAGGAAGTCGCGGAAGCAGAAATAGAATTAACTGATCGACCAGACAATAGAGATGGCGAAGCAGGAACTGGAAAAACTACACAAGAAGATGACATTGAGAAAGAAATTGCTGCACTAGCAAAAGAAGCAGATGCACCGACTGATAAGAAGAAAAAAGTTAGCACAAAGAATGAAAAGATCAGGATGCTTCTTGCAATGAAAGCGATTGCGCTTACCAAAGAAATAGAAAATGCTGTTACTATTGAGCAACAGATATTGGTACAAAGACAATTACTAGCACTCATATCATTCGTGCCAGGATTCGATTATAATGAGAAGGATCTACCGCAAAAGTCCTTCTATCCACCGAAACCTACAGTTGATCATGCTTATGCAAGATGGTTCTTGAATGACCCCAAGTTTGGTGCGATGGAAGATTTACAATATAATTTCAATTAGGAGTAATTAAAATGGCAGAAATAGAATACGGTGGAATCAAAGTAGGTGGTAGCAAACTCCTATTAGTACTCCCACTCATCGGTACACTAGGTGGTGGACTGTGGGGAGGGTTTGAGTTCTACAAAGATTATACGGATATGAAAGAACAGATTCAAAACTATGTGGCACCTGACTTATCAGAGTTTGATAAGAACCTTGCGTTGATCAAAGAAGAAATGGTCGCGACTAGAGATGAAGTAGGAATCATTAAAGATGCGATTGGTGAACAGGTTGATTTCATGCGTGATACCAAACACGACTTGCGAGCAGACTTAGTTCGCATGGAAAAGATATTAGACAAGGTTGAGAACGACATTGATGCAGTAGAAGATGAAGCACAGGCACTTATGGATAGAACCAAATCAGATGCACGATCTATGATTGAGGATGCGGACAATCGTTTCAACGATAAGGTATCTGGCATGGAAGGTTATGTCAAAAGAGAACTAACTGCTCTTGAAGATGACCTTGATAGAAAGTTGCAAAAAAGTTTGGATAACCCTCTAGCGAATCGGTAAATCTTATAAATAGTCATGGAGAGTGAATCTAATAAGAAAATTGAACTACATTAATCCATAACTATACAAGGATTAATCGAGATGTTCGCAGAAGTAATGACAGGCATCGCCCTAGTCAAACAGAGCGTAGATTTTATCAAGTCTAACATTGATACTGTTTCAGATATCAGAGGTCTTACAGACCAAATAGAAGGTATCTTCCAAGGTGAAGAGCAGATTCAAAAGAAACGTGCTAAACGAAAAGGTCTAGGTGTAAGAGATCAACTAGGCATAAAGAACGTTGCACAAGAAGTTATCGATGCAAAGATAGCACAAGAGGCAATGAACGAAATGAGAACTATGATCGATTTCAGATTCGGTCACGGAACTTGGCAGTCTATCGTAGATTTGAGAGCATCACGTATCAAAGAAGAACGTGAAGCAGCAGAAGCAGAAAGACAAAAAAGTTTAAGAGCAGATAGAGAGTTTAACGAGATGATGAAAACTGGTCTCATCGTCTTCTGCGTTGTAACGTTAATGGTCGTCGCCTTCGGGTGGGTTATTATGCAAGCATCAGCGAGTGTTATGCAATGATATTATTCTGGGCAACAATTGTATGGATGTTTATCCTGATAGGACTCATGCTATACAATTGTTGGTTATCAGATCAAATCGAAGACTATGTTCCAGACCATAAGGTATATAAACCCCCAGTCAGAATTCCTAATTTTCAGTATCATGAACATACAACTGAATGAATCCATAGTGTATAACTTTAAGAAGATCTTTCCTAGCATCTTCGCGGGAACCCTTCTTGCCGTATCGCTGGGCATACTTCAGAACGTTGCCTATATTGAATCCAGTTCCATGACCGCCATCTATGATAAACTCAGTTGCCTGA